ATCCCATCTATGATTTCTCCCCAAAGGGAAGTTCTTCCGTCAATTATTTGTATAACATGTACTGTAAAATAGCCATTTTCAAAGAAATCTACAATAGCAAAAGCGTGAGACCAATTATTAGGTCTTCCACCAAGCCATTGATTTTCTTCTGCACTCATATCTTTCAAACAACCAATAGACCAAGCAGATTTTGCTCCATCCATATGTGTTACACTTGCTTGTTGCAAATCATGATGATGACCATACATCACATTACCACCCAATCTTGATAAATGGTTTTTCGCATGATGCATACTTGCAAAATGATGTCCATGATAAAAACTTAACTTACCTATTTTTAAATATTGATTTGGGGATAAACCACATGGGTGATATTTATATCCACGCCCTTTTAAATCTACAACATCTTTAAATTTATACTTTAAATAAGGATGTTCAGCAGTAAACTTATTCATCCAATCATCATGATTCCCTTCAATCATATGCTTGGTTTTGCAATTTGCTTTATCTAAAGATTCATCTATTATATCCATCCCAGCATTAACATCTAAAATATCTTGTTCAATACCTGGAGTTATATATTCTAAAGGAGGTCGCTTTCTTTTAGACCATTTCCAATGACTTGCATTTTCCCATTCACCTACATCACCAAGGTCAATATATATATCAGGCTTTACAATTTCTATTGTTTGGCATAACACATCTATTGAAGGCATATGAGCCAAAGGAAAGTGTTTATCAGGGGTTACAATCGCTCGTCTTACAGCGCTTCTTTTTGCCATATTTACTCCTAAAAATCTTTTTCGTTAGCTTCTATAAAATGCTTTATAGTTCCTTTGCCTAAATGGGTATTATAAACTTCTTTCCAGTAAGATGCTTGACCTTCTAAATCAGCCCAAGATGGGATAGGGTTTTTATCCCTCATATAATGCAATCTACAAAATGCAACCTGTAAAGCTATATTGGTCTTTATGCAAAATTCTAAATTATTTTCATCTAACCCAAGTTCCATAAGAACCTTTAAATATTCAGGCCTATACTTAACATAGTTTTCAATTATATCTTTTGCAGTAGCTAATTCAACTTGAAAGAAACCTAATCCAGGCCCTCCACCATATTGTACTAACTTTCGATAGCCAGTTTCAGCATTACCTGTTCTGACAATCATTGCTAAAGCATCATCACTATACCTATTAAGTTTATATAAAACTTCTTCTGCTATTGATTTTATATCTTCTACCATGGTGTAATTTAGTCCTTTTTTTAGAAATAAAAAAGGGGGAATAAATCCCCCTTAATTATTAATTAATTAGACATCTATTAAGATGCGTCTAATAATTTCCAACATCTACGTTTGCCAGTTGCGTTTTCATCCTTACCAAGGAATCCCCAAACAGCATCAGTAACTATCTTTGTTCCAAGATAATCTACATCATATTGTTCTTGAACTCTTGGTGCAATAGAAAAAGCAGTATTGTTGAATGACTTGTGGAACATATATCCATAAGTACCAGCAGTCATAACAGTAGATACATATACTGGAATACCCAATAATGTACCACACCACCCTTTAACACGAGGTCCATTGCTAACACCGAGTGAATCAGCACTTGCAAATTCATCCAATTCAAATATAGACGAATAAAGAGTTGGGCTTAAAACTAATACTGTTTGACCATCAAGATAATCAATATCGTTTTCAGCCAACACCTTTAAAAGACCTGTTACATCAGCTTTAGCTGCAAACTTACCAGTAGTGCTTCCACTTAATTCGATTGAATTATCAGCAGCACTTGCAAACCCAGCTTCGATTGTAACATCAATCTTCTTTGCTAATGCATAACCCATTTCTTGAGCATATTTAGACATTAAATCTGTGCTTGATTGAACTTTAGCAACATCTTCAATTAAAATACCAGCATAGTGATGGTTATTAATTGTCAAAGTGTCTTTGCCTTCAGCAGTTGTGTTAGCACTCCAAGTAATAGAACCACCTAATGCTAATGAATCAGCACCTTGTTCATTTATTCTTGGGATATTAACAACATCACCACCACCAACAACTTCACTTGACCAATCAGTAGATAATGCACCATACACTAAATTCTTTTGGAAGTAGTATCGAATACCTTCAGTCCAAACCTCTGGGACAAAATCCAAGAAAAATTGACTTGAAGCAGCACCTAAACCACCACCACCTTGACCTGTTATAGCCATGATTGTTTACTCCTTAAATTAAAATTAAAAATTAAATATTTTTTTTAGAAGCCATATCTTTCATATAAGAATCCCAATACTTTTGACGTTCTTCTGCTGGTAATCCAAAAATATTTTCCTTCGGTAGTTCATTGATATTTCTAGCAGCCCCAACACTTTGTTGAACATTAACAGGCTTGGAATCTTCTAATTTTGAAGTTATGTATTCTAATGTTTTTAGACTTTCGTCTTTAAGACCTTCTCTATCACCTTCAGGCAATTTTGAAAGCAATTCTTCTTTACGACTAGCTTCAAAAGAAACCCATTTTTCCTTATAAGGAGACGCATCATCTAATTGAGCTTGTAAAGTTTCACTTAATTCTTTAAACTTTTCTTGCTCTTTTAATTGATTAGCCTTAAATGTTTCTTGTTTCTTTATATATTTGTCGGCAATTGCTTCTGCTTCTTGAGCTCTAGCACGCTGTTTTTTAGCATTCTTGATTTCTTCGAAGTATAAAGTCTTGTAATCTGCACTTTCGCCTTCAGGCATAGGTGTTTGGTCTTGCTGACCTTCTAATTGTTCTTCACTCATCTGAATGTTCCTTTTTAAATTATTAAAAACGTGGGAAAGTTAATACTAAACACAGTACAACTCAAAATTATTTCAGGAAATACCCATAAACATTGAAGTGCAATTTTCTTCCATGTATTTAAACACTTCATCTGGAACTCCACAAATATTATGATTAATATCTTCCTTTTCTTCTAAAGGGTCAACATATAAATCTTTAAAAAGCCTATCAACATCTTCCGTTAAAGCATCAACCATATCATAAAGTTCTTCTATTTCATCCATTACTTTGCCTTGTTTTTTAGCTTTTGCCATTTTTCATTCCCTTCTTTAGATTTTTTATACCAATGTAAATTGGCTTTCCCACCCTTAATTATTCTCCCATATTCCTTTTCTAATACATCTGCAAGTATGCCCATAGCTTCTCTCCACCCTGGATGATTTTCACGATATGTAACTGGTATTCCAAGCCATTCACGTGCAGGAACACTTTTCCCTTTAGTATTCCATTTTTCAGAGAATTTACTTTTAGGAACAGTAAACCCTTTATGTTGCAATTTTTGGTACGTTTGCAATGAATCAGCCTTAATCTTAACACTTGTTTTTTCAGCAAGCACAACCTTGCTTTTTGCAAGGGTGTCTCCAATCATATCAACTATGCCCCCACCAGGCCTTTTTCCATCATATAGTATAGTTTCGTTTGGACCTGCAGTAAATTTATATCCACCTATGGTTGAAGTTTTCTTTGTTACCTTTGAAGCTACTTCCATACCTTCTAATCTTGCTGCTTCTTCATAAGCTGCATCATCACCACCCCCAAATTGACTTGCCCCCATCTTACCACCAAGTGCGTCTCTTTTCCTTATTGCTGTTGTAGTTTTTGAATGATGCTTGAATTGTTTGCCCCTAATATCATATCCATTAGCAATACCTTTTAGCAACCTATCACGAACTGCGTCTGCAAGTTTTGCTGTATGTAATCGAAAGATTGGGGCATCTTCTTTTGCCATGTTCTTGGAATGTCGTTGAAGTTCACTTGCCATGTGAATCATTTTATTCAATGGGTCTGACTTACTTCTTTTAGCCATCGTTAACCTCTATTCTTTTTCTTCGGTCTCTATTTCTTCCTTTGCCTCTTCCTTTTCCTCTTCTAAAGGTAATGCGTTTATCCCATTTGTTGCAAGGTTTTCTTCTATTATCTTTTGTGCTTCTTCTAATGATAAGTCTTTATTCTCCCTAACCATTATTTTAGCTAAAGTCGTTTGACCATTTTTTAAATCCCAATCATCACGTTGTATTTGTTCAGCAATAGATGTAGGATATTCCATTTCTATAAAATCAATATCC